AGGTTGAGTTTCCGGCTCCAGAGTTCTGCACCGCCTGTGGCGCTATTGGCCAGTCGATCCGCTTTTCTAAGAAGCTGACCAAGTACGTTGACCTGCCAATCAGGGGCAAGCGCACGGTGCTCTGGGGTATGCGTCGGCGCTACAAGTGCAAGACCTGTGGCAAGGTCTTCTCGCCGGCCCTGCTGGACTTCGACGAGAAGCACCGCATGACGAAGCGCTGCCATGCCTACGTAATCAAGCACGCCATGACCAGCACGAACTCAGCGGTAGCCCGCGATCTTGGCGTTGATGAGTCGGTGGTGCGCCGGGCTTTGCGCGACTACTGCGCCGAGCAGGAGGCGGGCTACAGGCCAATGCTTCCGCGTGTTCTTGGGATTGACGAACTGCTTGTTGGTGGCGAGTACCGGTGCGTCCTGATCAACCTGGAAGAAAGGACGATCATCGACGTTCTGCCCAACCGCAAGAAGATCGTGATCCACAACTACATCTCCAATATGCGCGGCCGTGACAGGGTCCAGATCGTTTGCCAGGACATGTTCCACCCATACAAAGACGTGTCGCTAGAGCTGTTCCCTAACGCCACAGTCATCGTCGATAAGTTCCACGTTGTCCGGTACGCCAACGATGCGATGGACCAGATACGAAAGAGGGTCAAGCGAGGCCTCACTGTTCCGCAAAAGCGCACCCTGAAAGGCGACCGCAAGCTAATGCTGATGCGCCGACGTGACCTGGATGTTTGGGCGCACCTTAAGATCAAGACGTGGTTCGATCAGTTCCCCGAGCTAGGCACCGCCTACAACCTCAAGGAGGGCTTTTACAACATCTGGAATAGCAAGACCCATCATGCAGCCAGGCAAGCCTATGACGAGTGGCGGCGGCGTATCCCTGTAGAGCAGGAGAAGGACTGGAGAGTCGTCACAACCATGATGACCAACTGGGGCGAGTACATTTTCAACTACTTCAAGTTCATCCCCCAGCGGTACACAAACGCGCTAACCGAGTCGATCAACCGCTACCTACGGGATGTGAACCGTAACGCGCGCGGGCTGAGCTTCGAGATGTTCCGCGCCAAGATCATGTTCACCCTGGAGCACAAAGTGAAGCCGCCTGAGACCAAGCGGCTAGCGCCGTTCCTGGCCAGGGAAATCATGGCGGTCGAGCCAATCGAGGACGAGCTGGTGGATTACGGCGTTCCGATTTTCAGCATCTTGCAGCTGTACTCAGAACCAGAAACGGGAGCTTTCCAAGAGGAAGGCTAACAACACAACCAACCACCTCACCTAGGGGTATTCAGAAAGGGCCTAACAACACTCTTTCCCGAATACCCCTTTTTTATTCCTGGAGCCCTGCCGATGGCCGCCGAGCATAGCGCCCTCGTCGACTTCGCCAAGACGGAGGCCCTCAAGGCCGCGCCGCTCGGTGGGTCGCTCATCTTCTACGGTATGACCCTGCAGCAGTGGACGATCGTCTTCGGCTGCATGTACGCCCTCGGCCTGCTGCTCGACCTGGTCGTGCGTCGCTGGCTCGGCCCTCTGATCAAGTACGCCCTCGAACGCCGTGCAAAGCGCGCCGAGGAGCGGGGCGGGGTCGGGTCGTGACTCTGGTCAAGCGGATTGTCGCGGCGGTGACGCTGTCGCTGGCTGCTGCCGGCTTCACGATCAATGAGACGGGCCTGCCGGCTCCGGTCGAGCGCGCCGCGATCATCGCCGGCCTGATGATCCTCACGCCGGAAATGGAAGGCACCGAGTTCGAGGCCTACCCCGACAGCGGCGGCGTCTGGACGATCTGCACCGGGCACACGCAAGGCGTTCGCCCTGGTGACGTGGCCACGCCGGAGCAATGCGCGGCCTACCTGCAGGGCGACCTCGGCGGATCCGTTGACTACGTGATGCGGGCAGCGCCGGCCGCGCCGATCCTCGCGAAGCTGGCCATGGCCGACTTCGTCTACAACGTCGGCCCCGGTTCGCTTGGCCGGTCGACGCTGCTGCGCCTGGCCAGGGCTGGGCAACACGAGGCCGCCGCCGAGCAGTTCCGGCGATGGGTGTACGTGAGCGGCCGAGACTGCCGCCAGCCGGCCAGCAACTGCGGCGGCATCGTTAGGCGCCGCGAGCTGCAGCGGACCCTCTACCTGGTGGGCTTATGACTTCACGAATTTACGGACTGCTCGCGCTCGGCGTGATCGGCGCGCTGCTGTACGCGCTCGGCTGGGTCGGCGGCGCCGGCCACGAGCTCGATCGGGCAAAACAGCTCGAGACCAAGCAGCTGCGCCAGGCCTTCGAGCAGGGCCAGGCGCTCGGCACCGTGCGCGACCGGGTGGTGACGGAGTACGTCGACCGGGTCGAGGTGATCGAGAAGCAAGGCAAAACAATCATTCAAAGGGTGCCCGTTTATGTCACGCCTGACGACGACTCTCGCTGTGCTGTGCCTGCTGGCTTTGTACGGCTGCACGACGCAGCCGCCCGCGCCGAGGATCTCGGAGCAGGCCCCGGAGCTGCTGATGCGCGCCCCCCGGCCGCTGCAATCCCTCCCTGACGGCGAGGTGCAGCTCTCGACGGTGGCCGCCACGGTCGCCGGCAATTACGGCGCATGCCATGCGAACGCGGCGCAGCTCGAGCAGCTGCAGGCGTATGTGCGGGAGCGCGAGAAGGTTTTTTCGGCCGGCCCGGCGCCCTGAGTTGGGTTTCCTGGCTCGGCCGTTATAACCCTTGGGGTAGCACTTCCCTTTCACCAGTTCACAAGGCAGCACCCGCATGACACCAGCAGAGAAGCAAGTCGAGACGAAGATCGCCAACCTGGGGCTATCGGCGCCGCGCATCACCCCGCAGCACATTGACGCGCTGATGAAGGGCGTCACTTACAGCACGCACCACGTGCCAGGAACGACCACGGTGCTGGCCACCGCGATCATGGCGTCGGGTTTCACGCTGGTGACGGCTGAGTCGGCCAGCGCGAGTCCTGAGAACTTCCGTCTGCAGCTCGGCATCGAGCTGGCGATCAGCAAGGCCGAGCGGCTTGCACGGGATGAACTGTGGAAGCTCGAGGGCTATCGCCTCAAGCAGACCATGCACGAGATCCGCGAAGACGTCGGCCGCAATGCGATCGCGCAAGCGCGCGAAACGCTCAAGGCTTCGCCGGCTGCTGATGCTGTCGACGCGCCCTGCTGCATCGGCCCGGCCTGCACCTCGGCCTGTGGGTCCTCCCCGAGGGGGTGACCCCTCACGGGTGTGAAACTCGCGGGCTTCGCGCGGGTTTGGATCCGCGAGTCGGGTCCGTTCTTCCTTTCTCGAGGCCCTGCCGGCCTGCATCGCTCGGCTGACCCCGCAGCCAGTCACGGCGGGGCCTCGACCCTATTCCGCAGAGGATCAAAACCGCATCAGTTCAAAAGGACTTATGCGGTTTTGCGCTTTTGTTCCTTGGCTCCTTTGGTCCTTTCTCCCCATGGGCAAGATCGTCAGCAAGAAGGAACTCGGCGAGCTGATCGGCAAGTCGCCGCGCTGGATCTCGAAGCTGATCGACGACGGCCTGCCGGTTTCCGGTGGTGGTGGTCGTGGCGTCGAGGTGCAGATCGATAGCGAGGCGGCGATCGAGTGGCTGATCGCCCGAGCCGTTCGCCAGGAGCTCGGCGACGACGATGAAGGCGAGGAGGGGCTCGCCTCTGCCTCGACAGAGGACCGCCTGCTCAAGCGCGCGCGCCGCGAAAAGCTGCAGCTCGAGATCGACCAGACGCGCGGCCGGCTCCTACCTGCCGACACCGTCTCGCAGATCCTGGTCAGCGTCGCGGCCGTTTATGCAACTCAACTCGACGCGCTGCCTAGCCGCTGCGCTGCCGATCTGGCGGTGATCGATGACCCTGCCACCATCCGAGCTCGAGTATTTGAAGAAACGCGGCGTATCCGCGCAGCTACTGCCGACCGCCTCGAACGTCGCGCACGCGAGCTCGTTGCGGACGTTGACCACCTCGATCAGCTACGCGGCGAAGATGGTGCAGGCGCCGCCGCCGAGGACGGCTGACCAGTGGGCAGCCGACAAGCGCATCATGCCGCCGAGCGCGCCGATCCCCGGCCCGTTCAACCCTGACACCAACCCCTATATGCGCCCGGTCGCCTGGGCGTTCGCGCAGCCCTGCTTTTCCCGCGTGACCTTCGTCATGGGCACGCAGATGGGCAAGTCGGTGACGATGGAAAACATCATCGGCCACCGGCTCGACGAGGATCCGACGCCCTGCCTGTACGTCGCCCCGACCAAGCCGCTGATCGATGGCACGGTCGAGCCCAAATTCATGGCCATGTTCGGCGAGTGCGAGTCGCTCGCGGCGAAGTACGAAGGGCGCAGCACGAAAACGGTCAAGTGGCTGGGCGGTACCAAGTTCCGTTTCGCCTGGGCCGGCTCGCCGACCGAGCTCGCCGCCGACTCTGCCGGCCTGGTGATGGTCGACGAGGTCGATCGCATCGTAAACACGGGCGAAGGTGATACGACCGAGATCATCGAGGCGCGGGGCGATGCCTACGCCGACTCGAAAATCGGTTACACCGCCACGCCCACGCACGGCAAGATCGAGCGCCGGCCAGACGAACGCACCGGCCTGTGGCATTGGGTCGTTGCCGAGGCGAAGAAAGTCGGCTCGAAGGTCTGGCAGCTCTGGCAATCGGGCACCCGCCACGAGTGGGCGGTGCCGTGCCCAGAATGCGGCGAATACTTCGTGCCCTGGTCGGGCCTGCTCTGGTGGCCCGGCAAGGGCTCGGCCGAGGAGTGCACGCCCGACGAGGCCTTCAAGCATGCGCGGCTGACCTGCCCCTGCAACGGCTGCATGATCGAGGACAAGTGGCGCCCCTGGATGAATGCTCGTGGCGTGCCGGTTGCCCCCGGCGAGTCGATCAGCAAGAAGGGCCAGATCCTCGGCACCGCTGACACGGCCGGGTTTACTCACTACTCGATATGGGTCTCGGGCCTGTGCAGCTTCGCCGTCAAGAAGTCCTATGGCTTCCTGGCCAAGAAGCTGCTGGCCGCCCTGATCGATGGCGACCCGGCCAAGTTGCTGGCCGTCTACAACACGGGTTTCGGCGAGTGCTACGCCGAGGCGGGCGACGCCCCCAGCTGGGAGGAGGTTCGCGCGCAATGCTTTGGCTACGCCGCCGCCGAGCTGCTGCACGAGCCCCTGCGGATCTACTGCACGATCGACGTGCAGAAAAACCGCCTGGTGTACGTCGTGCGCGCCTGGTTCGCCGGCCTCGGCTCGATGCTCCTCGAGCACGGCGAGCTATGGGGCGAGACCGATCAGGATGCCGTATGGGACCAGCTGTCCGAGCTGATCGACACCGAATACGGTGACGGTCACGGCATCAGCCTGACCGGCATCGATATCGGCTACCGCGACGACCAGGTCTACAAGTTCATCAACGAGCACAAGGGGCGAGCCATCGCCCTGCGCGGCCGGGAAAAGCTCGACAAACCGTTCCGCAAGGAGCTGGTCGAGCAGGACAAGAAGGGCAAAACCCGCAAGCGCGGCGATGCCCGCTGGGCGTTCGATTCGCCCCTCGCAAAGCGCTGGGTGCATAGCCGTTTCGGCCGGCCGGATACCCGGCCCGGCTGGTGGCTGCTGCATCAGCAAGTCACCGACGACTACTGCAAGCAGCTGGTCGGCGAGGAGTGGCGCGAAAGCGAGGGGCGTTTCCACCAGGTCGGCGAAAACCATTACCTCGACTGTGAGGCGATGCAGTACATCCTCGCCCTGCGCGACAAGCTGCAGCGCCGCAAGGTCGGCGCCCTGACCCGTGCCGAGCTCGTCGCCCTGGTCAAGGGTGGCCAGCCCGTTGCGGATCCGCAGCCCGCGCCGGTGGATGCCGACCAGGAGGAGGGCGACGACACCCCGCCACCTGCGCCCCGGTCGCCAGCCCCTGCAGAGCCACCGAAACCACGGGCCAAGGCCCGTCCCCGCGTGAAGATCATCCGCAAATCACCCCGGTGACCCATGGAACCGACCACCCTACACGCCGGCGACTCGGTCGCCTGGTCGCGTGACGTGCCCGCCTGCCCGGCTGCTGACGGCTGGGCGCTGGTGTACGTATTCAGCGGCCCCGAACGGCACGAGGTCGCGGCGATCGCCGCTGCCCCGTACCGCGTCGAACTCTCGGCCGGTACCACGGCAACGTGGGCGCCCGGGCTCTACCGCTGGGTCGCGCTGGCCGCCAAGGGCGACGAGCGCCTGACGGTGGCCAAGGGCACGCTGCAGGTCGACCCGAACCTCGCCACGGCCGAGCCGAGCGACGTGCGCAGTCACGCGCAGCGCATGCTCGCCCTGATCGAAGCCGCGCTCGAGAAGCGGATCCCCAAGGATCAGCAGAGCTACGAGATCGACGGCCAGCGCCTTGACCGGATCCCGATCGAGCGACTCAACGAGCTGCGCCTGCAGTACCGCCGCGAGGCGGCGCGCGAGCGCAACCGCCGGTGGCCGCTCGGTCGCCCGGTGCATTTCATTCTGAGGTAAGCCTATGAACCCGCTACGCCGCGCCCTGGCGCGCTTGGGCTGGGGTGGCGGGCGCACGCCTGCCGCTGATGCCAGCACCGCACGGCGGGAGCCGACCGTCGGTCGTCGTGGCTTCAAGATGGCCGGCGGTGGCGGGCTGACGAAGGCCTGGTCGCGCCGCTCGAGTGGTGCCGATGCCAACCAGCTGATTTATGGCGACCACGAGACGCTGCGGCAGCGCGCCCGCGAGCAGTCGATCAACGCCTCGCCGCTCAAGCGCTTCTATCGCCTGCTGCGGCAGAACGTCATCGGCCCTTATGGCATCCGCCTGCAGTCCAAGGCCGTGCTGTCCGATGGCAAGCCCGATCGCATCACCCGCCGGCTGATCGAGAAGGAATGGGACAAGTTCTGCCGAAAAGGGCAGTTTGACGTTACCGGGCGTTATAGCTTCGTGACGTTCTGCTGGCTGTGGATCGAGACCCTGGCCCGCGACGGCGAGGTGCTTGTGCGCCTGCTGCGCAACTGGCCGAACCGTTGGGGCTTCGCGGTGCAGATCCTCGAGGCCGATCGGCTGGATCTCAACCTTAACCAGGAGCTCGACAACGGCAACCGCATCCGCATGGGCGTCGAGCTCGACGCCTGGGAGCGCCCGGCCGCCTACTGGCTGCTCAAGTACCACCCCGGCGACGTCTATCACGGCCCGGTCGAGGAGAAGTACGAGCGCATCCCGGCCGACGAGCTGATCCATAGCTTCGACCCGTGGCGCCCGCACCAGGTGCGCGGCTTCACCTGGACCCATGCCGCCGCGCTGGATCTGCACCACCTCGAGGAGTTTCGCCAGGCGACGCGGATCAAGGCCGAGCATGCGGCCAAGATCACCGGCTTCTATGAGCCCGACGCCGAATGGCTCGACCCGCCCAACGACGACGAAGACGACGTCGGTGCGATCTACGAGGAAGTCGAGGCCGGTACCGCCCGGGCGCTGCCCTACGGCTACAAGTACCGCGAGCTCAACCACAACACGCCCGGGAGCGACTTCGCCCCCTTCGTCAAAGACACCCTGCGCAGCGCCGCCGGTGGCCTGGGGCCGAGCTACAACCGGCTTTCCAACGACCTCGAGGGCGTGAGCTTCTCGAGCCTGCGCGACGGCACGCTCGACGAGCGCGACTTCTACAAGTGCGTGCAGGAGCTGGTTATCAGCGAGCTGCTCGAGCGCCTCGGCGAAACCTGGTTCGAGTGTGCCCTGCTCAAGGGCGCCTTGCAGATCCCGCCCAGGGATCTGGCTCGCAGCAGCGAGCAGGCCTGGCAGCCACGTGGCTGGGATTGGGTCGACCCGCTGAAAGACAGCAAATCGGCCACCGAGTCGATCGGCAACCGCACCAAATCGCGCAGCTCGTATATCCGCGCCAATGGCGACGACCCCGACGAGATTTTCGCCGAGCTGGCCGACGAGGCCGAGCGCCTGCGCGAGCTGGGTCTGCTCGCTGAACCCCAACCAACCGAGGAACCCGACGATGCCAAACCAGACGGCACCGACGACGAATAGCGGCGCCCCGGCGCCCGTTCTGCGGCAGATCGAGGGCCAGCAGCTGCAGCGCTCGCTCGCCGTCGATCTGTCGACCATCGACAAGGAGGCCCGCACCGTCGAGGTCGCGGTTTCCAGCGAATACCCGGTGCGCCGGTGGTTCGGCATGGAAGCGCTCGACCACTCCGACGAGGCGGTCGATCTGACCCGCTTGCGCGCCGGCGCTCCCTTCCTGCTGCAGCACAACAGCTGGAACGGGCAGATCGGCGTCGTCGACGAGGCCTGGCTCGACAGCGATCGCAAGTTGCGCGCGCGGATCCGCTTCTCGCGCAGCGAGCGCGCCGAGGAGATCTGGCAGGACGTGATCGACGGCATCCGCCGGAATATCTCGGTCGGCTACATCCCCGTCGAAATGGTCCTCGAGCGCAGCGAAAACGGCCTCGATCACTACCGCGTCACCCGCTGGGAGCCCTACGAGGTTTCCAGCGTTTCCGTGCCCGCCGACCCGACCGTCGGGGTAGGGCGTTCCGCCCCTGAAACACCCATACACACCATCACCATTCGAGGTATCGAAATGCCCCAGCCGAACGACCCGAACGACGGTCAGCGCAACACCCCGACCGCCACCAACACCAACGGCACCGACCCGGTCGCCCTCGAGCGTCAGCGCGTGGCCGACCTGATGGCCCTCGGCGAGCAGTTCCCGGCGCACCGCGCGCTGGCGTCCGAGGCCATCACCGCCGGTCACTCGGTCGACCAGCTGCGCGCGCAGCTGCTCGAGCGTCACAAGCCTGTCGCGACCAGCACCCCGCCGGCCAAGCCTGGCGCCCGTGAGCTGCCGAAGTTCACGAATGACGTATCGGCTCGCGGCATGGGCCTGAGCGAGAAGGAAGTCGGCGAATATTCGCTGATGCGCGCCTTGAACGCCGCCGCCGAGAACGACTGGAGCAAGGCGGGCCTCGAGCGCGAGGTCAGCATCGCCCTGGGCGACCACCTCAAGAAGGAAGCGCGCGGTTTCTACGTGCCGCACGACCTGCTGCTCGAGGGCTACAAACGCGGCATGAGCAAGGGCGAGGCCGGCAAGGGCGGCGAGCTGGTGGCCACTGACCTGCGCCTCGACCAGTTCGTCGACATCCTGCGCAACCGCACCGTGATGGCCAAGTTGGGCATGCGCATGCTGGGCGGCCTGGTGGGCGACCTGGACATTCCGAAGAAGCTCAACGGGAGCAACTTCTACTGGCTGGGCGAGGGCGAGAACGTCACCCCGAGCGACTTCGACCTGACCACCATCCCGCTGTCGCCGAAGACCATCGCCGGCGCGATCCCGGTCACCCGCAAGCTGCGCAAGCAGGCCAGCCGCTCGATCGAATCGCTGATCATCAGTGACCTGGTCGACGGCATCGGCGTGGCCATCGACCTGGCGCTGCTGACCGGCACCGGCGTCGATAACCAGATCCTCGGACTGCTGAACATGGCCGGCGTTCCGACCCTCAACTTCCCGAGCACCGGGATCGATTGGGATACGGTCGTCAACATGGAAAGCAACACGGCGACCTTCAACGTCGACAGCGGCTCGCTGGCCTACCTGACCAGCATGACGCAGCGCGGCATGGCCAAGAAGAAGGAAGTCTTCGCCGGTACCGGCGAGCGCCTGTGGGGCAAGGACAACGAGGTCAACGGCTACCGCGCCGAGGCCACCAACCAGATGCCGGCCGACAAGTGGGTCTATGGCGACTTCTCGCAGATGATCCTCGGCATGTGGGGCGTGCTGGACCTCAAGCCCGACCCGTATGCCCTGGCTGGCAGCGACGGCCTGATGCTGCGCGTATTCCAAGACGTCGACGCCGGCATCCGCCGCAAAGAGGCCTTCTGCATCGCCAACAAGGCAGCAGGCTAACCGAACCTGAAAGCGGGCAGGTAGGGGGGGCTCCGGCCCCCGATTTTGACCGCATCACAAGGAACCAACCGCATGAGCAAGCAACTGCCCACGAGTTACATCGTGGTGACGCTGCTCGGCCTGAGCGTGCACGGCGAGTTTGTACCCGCCGAAACCACGCTCGAGGTCGACCGCGCGCTGCGCAATGACTGGATCGGCTCGAAGCTGGCCCGCGACGCCACCGACGAGGAGGTCGCCGCCTATCGCGCCGAGCAGGGCGACGACGGCCTCGACGACCTGGACGAGCAGCGCACCACCCTCGAGGCCGAAATCGAGCGCCTGCAGGCGCGCAAGAACGAACTGGCCGGTGAGCTCAAGGCGCTGGAAAGCGACCTCGAGGAGTTCGGCAAGCGCCGCGACGCACTGACCGCCGAAGTGGCAGAGCTGGAAAAGGTCAAGGCTGCAGGCGCTGAGCCGGCCGCCGCCGACGCCAAGGCCGGCAAGAAGTGATCGGCGCCGACGACCTCGACGCGCTCTACGACCCCGACGAGTTCGGCTGCACCGTGCAGGTGATCGAGCCGGGGCGGGAGGCGCGCACGGTCAACGGCATGCTGGGAGCGCCGACCCGTTCGGGTCGGCAGTACCGCTCGGGCGTGGATCCGAACGCGGCAAACCTGCGGGTGAAACCCGACCAGGTGCTGCTGCAGATGGCCACCGCGGCGGTACCGCAGGACCGGACGGCGAAGATCGTCGTCGACGGGGTCGAGTATTCCGTCGGCAGCGTCGAGCCGCTCGGCCGCCTGCGCTCGCTGTTAACCCTCGTGCCGTATGGCAACCGAGCAGCACCTGCAGGGGAGCGGGGCAGATGGCAGGCTTCGAGCTGAACTTCGAGGTGGACGGCTGGGCGTCGGTCGACAAGGCCATCGCCGATATGCCGCGCCGCCTCGACCTGGCCGCCGCCCGCGCCTTGCGCAAAACGGCGCTGTGGCTGCGCACGCACAGCTCGCGGGAGATCTCCCGCGAGCTGCGCATCACGCAAAGCCCACTTCGCCACCGTTACCAGATCCATAGCCGATCCACCGCCAAGGAGGTGAAGCTGTGGGTCGGTCTGCGGCCGATCAGCGTGCATTACCTGGGCACGCCCAAGCAGACCCCGACCGGCGTCGCGGTCGGTCATCGCCAATACGACGCCGCCTTCATATCACCGATGCGATCGACGCAGCGCCTGGTTTTCCGGCGCAAGGGCCGCGAGCGCCTGCCGATCGAGAAGGTGACCGAGGATTGGGAAGGCGAAGGCCTCGGCGCCCTCGAGCGCTGGGAGCGCCGCGCCAACAATCGATTCATGGAACTGTTCGAGCAGGAGGCCCGTTATGTCCTCGAGGCCGCTTAATCAGCTGTCCGACCTGTTCTTCGCCATCGGTGATGCCGTCCACGCTGCTGGGCTGGGCGTCAGCGTGGCCAATTACGACGAGTTCGACGGCAAGGTCGGCGATGCCACCGTGCTGATCGAGCTCGAGCGCACCACCCCGGCCACCCGGCACAACGACGGGCGCTACGTGCACGACGTCACCGTCACCCTGCACGCGGTCGTGGCCCGGTGGCGCAAGTACGCCAACCTCGAGGCGATCAACCTCGCGACCGCCCTCGAGCGCCTGGCCGACTGCAACCGTTGGGGCTTCCACGGGCGCCAGTGCAACTATCCCGAGGATCTGCACAGCGGCCCCTCGATATTCCAGCGCGGCGCCGAAGGTTACGACGCCTGGGGCGTCACCTTCCGGCAGCGTCTGGCGATCGGCGAGGTCGAGCCCGAGCCGACCCTCAACACCGCCCCGCTCGTGGCCTTCACCTGGCGGGTGGATCCTGACGATCCGGCGAACTACCAACCGCTCGAGGTGTAACGATGTTCGACGCCATTCTGCGGGTCCACCTGGCGCCGCTGATCGAGCGTCTGGCCGAACTCGAGACGGAAATCGAAGACCTGCGCCGGCGCGCCGAGAATCACAACCGCATCGGCACCGTGGCCGCCGTGGATCCTGCGGCCGGGCGCTGCCGGGTGAGCCATGGCGAGCTGCTGTCGCCGTGGATCCGCTACTTCAACCCAAGCGCCGGCGAGGTCAGCGAGACGCGCCACCCGAGCGCGGGCGAGCAATGCCTGCTGATCAACTTCGGCGCCGGTGACGGCAGCGCGCAGAGCGTGGCCCTGACGGGCATCCCCTCGGGTGCCTTCCCGCCGGTCTCCGATCGCGGCGAACTGCACCGGCGCACCTATCCCGACGGCGCGGAAAGCACCTATGACCACGCCGCCCACGCGCAGGCCTGGGAAAACGGCCCGACCACGATCAAACACGACCGCGACGGCATCGAGCTGCTGAGCAATGGCTCCGGCATTCGCATCGACGCCAGCGGCGTGCACCTGGTCGGGCCGCTCGTCGACCACGACGGCAAGAACATCGGCAAGGATCACCAGCACCTGAACTCGGGCGGCCCGAGCATCGGCGGGGTACCAGCATGATCGGCATCGACCGCGACACCGGCGCCACCGTCGACGACTGGCCCGCCTTTGTGCAGCGCGCGACCCGCGCCCTGACGACCCCGCTCGGCACCCGCCAGAAGCGCCCGCTGTACGGCTGCCGCCTGCCCACCAGGCTGGGCAAGAACCTCGGCGATCGCCTGCTGATCCTGGCGCAGGCCGACGCGGCCGAGGCCTTTTACAACGAGGCGAACGGCATCGGCGAGTTCGTGCCGGAGGCGATCGTCGCCACCCGCGAGGGCGCCGGCCTGCGGCTGCGCCTGGCCGGTACCTGGCACAACCGAAAAATGACGTTTGAGGTGGTCACGTGAGCATGCTTATTCCGGGGCTCAACCAGCTGGCCGAGCCCGAGATCGTCAAGGTCGAAACCTTCGAGACGCTGCTCGCCGAGTTCAAGGCCGAGGTGCTGGCCTATGTGCAGGCCCGCGACCCCGAGAAGGCCGCACGCCTGGCCGAGGCGCTGGAGAACGACAGCGACCTGCTGGCCATGATCCTGCAGGCCTTCACGCTGCGCCTGCAGAGCCACGAGCGAAAATACAACGCGCGAATCAAGCAAATGCTGGCCTGGTGGGCAGAGGGCTCGAACCTCGACGCCCGCGCCGCCGACATGGGCCTCGAGCGCCGCGTCGTCACCCCCGGCGACCCCGACGCCTTCCCGCCGGTACCCGCTGAGGTCGAGCTGGACGAGGATCTGCGCCTGCGCTACTACCTGGCGCCTCACGCGCCGGCCGCTGGCTCGAGGCTGCACTACCGCCGCGAGGCGCTGACCCTCGGCGACCGCGCCGCCGTATCGATCACTGCCCCCGAGCCCGGCACCGTGGTGGTTACGTACACCCTGCAGCCCGACGCCCTCGCCGCACAGGTGAAGGACGTCCGCCCCGTGCGCACAGCACCCGGTGTCGTCACGGTGTGGGTGCTTAGCCGCGCCGCTCGCGGCGAGCCGAGCGAGGCCCTGCTCGACGCCCAGCGCGCCCACTTCGCGCGCGAGGACGTTTCGCCCGAGACGGACACGGTCGACATTCGCCCGGCAGTCATCGTCGGGTACCAGATCCGCGCCACCGCCTACATCAACCCCGGCCCTGACGCCGAGATCACACAGCGGTCGGCTGTCAGCGCCCTGGCTGAATACGCCGCCGCGCAGCATCGCCTGAAAGGGTACGTCGACCCTGATCACATTCGCGCCCGCCTGATCGGCGCAGGCGCGGTGCGCCTGGATCTGCTCGAGCCCTTGGCGCCCATCGCCTGCAGCGATGGCGAGGCCCCTTTCTGCGACTCGATCGCGATTGATATCAAGGTGCTGAGCCCATGACTCTATTGCCGGCCAACAGCTCGCTGCTCGAGCTCGCTCTCGACACGGTCGCGGGCGAGCTGATCGACCGCATCGCCCCGCCGTTCCCGGCGCTGATGAATGCCGCCGAGACGCCGGCCGAGTTCCTGCCGCATCTCGCCGCCGACCGCGGCATCACTCACTGGCCCGCCACGGCTCCGGAGACGCAGAAGCGCGCCGCAGTGGCGAGCGCGTGGGAGGTCAAGCGCCTCGCCGGCACCCGCCACGCGATCAAGCGCGCACTGGCCGCTGCAGGCTATGACGTGCTGTCGATCGAGGGCGGCACCACCTATCAGCGCGCCTGGCACGCGCTCGGCGGACTGACGCTGGACGGTAGCTGGAAACTGGACGGCACGTCGACGCTTGCCCCGCCGGAGGGTAGCGCGACCCTGGTGCGCGCGACGCCGCTCGACCACTGGTCGAAGTACACCATTCACATCAACACCGCCGACGGCGCCTGGTCGCGCGAGCAGCAGAGCAAGATCCGCGCACTGGCCGAGGAGCACGGGCCGCTGCGCAGCGAGCTGGTGGCGATTGTCGCGGCCATCCGCGCCCACCTCGGCCGGCCCGTCCGCGCCACCCGCCTCGCTCAACAAGTCCGCATCCGTCTCGCCAAATGCCAGCGCGTGCAACCCCTGCAACGCCGCACGCTCGACGGCTGCTGGTTGCTCGGCGGCAACACCGCGCCGCGGCACCTGGACGGCACGCAGCAGCTCGACGGCAGCACCCGGCTCGACGGCCTGCGCCTGGTCGGCAGCTGGTCGTGGGCAGCAGGGCACGCCCGTATGGGCCAGCGCCTGCGCCTGCAGCTGCATGCCACCGTCGGCACCGGCTCGCCGGCCCAGCCGGTAGACCTCGCGCCGCGCTACCTGCCGCTCGACGGCAGCACCCGGCTTGACCCGCTCACGCTCGCCGGCTGGCCGCTCGACGGAGGCATCACCCTCGGCGATGCCGCGCTCGACCGCCTCGGCCTGCACAAGCTCGACGGCACCTGGCAGCTCGGCGCCCGGCCTTCCGCCCCGCGCGTGCGCGCCCACATCACCGCTCGCATCCGCCAGCACGGCACAACCCAGCAGGTAGCCCTATGACGTCACCGATCCTTACCACCGCGACCTACCGCAGCCATCTGGCGCTGACTGCCGCCACCGGTGGCGAGCTGTCGCCGATTGCCTTCCTGGCCTTCGGTACCGGCGCGCGCGCGTACTCGCCAGACGCCGATACCGCCCTGCAGGCCGAGGTTGTGCGCCTGCCGGCAACAACCACTGCGGCGGGCCCGGAGGTCACCGCCTCGGCCACGCTGCCGGGCAGCGCGGTTACCGGCAAGACCATCACCGAGGTCGGCGCCTTCACCGCCTCCGGCGTGCTGGTCGCCCGCAAAACCATTGCCCCCATCGAGCTCGAGCCCTACGGCGAGATGGATTTCAGCATCGTCTTCGAATACTGAGGAGTAACCCCATGCCCCTGACACCCAGCGCCAACCCGCAGCTGAGCGAGAGCATCCCGCAGCTGACCACCAACAGCGTCGCGCACCCGGACACCTGGAACCCCATCCACCAGGCGCTGCTGGATAACGACGCCTACCTCGCGCGCGTGCTCGAAGAGACCGGCGCGACGCTTGGCGAGCAGGTCGCGACCCTCGACCAGCGCCTCGACGGCGTCGAGGCCACCAGCTCAGTGGCCGTGCAGCGCGCCGTCAGCCTCGACTGGCTCTACCGCGGCAACGCGATCAACTTCGAGATGTTCACGCCCGGCTATACGCTGGTCGATATCGACCCGGTGGCCGTGGTGCAGGGCATCAACGGGGATGACTCGCTCGACGTCGCCGACACCAGCGCCCTGCGCGCCGGTGATTACTACGTGCTGACCGACCCCACTACCGTGGACGAAGAGGGCGCACCCTCGCCAACGTCCGCCCTGGTGCAGATCGCCAACATCCTCTCCGGCCAGCGCGTGCGCCTGACCGCCAACCTCGCCCGCGACTGGAGCGCCACCGCCACGCTGTCGCGCTCCAGTCTCGCCGTGCAGGGTGCTGCGCTGGCCCGCGGCGAGGTCGGCGATATCTACCTGACCAAGGCGATCAACATTGGCACCGACAGTGACGGCGGCGCCGTGGTCATACGTCGCTCGCTCAGTGCCGCCGAAGCGCGCCTCTACTATCGCGATGCCTACCAGGGCACCTGGAAGGAATGCGGCTGGTCCATGCGCCGCAGTGGCGGCAGCATCCCGGCCGGCATGGCGGACTACGAATACATTCTGCCGATGCGCGGCGACGGCTGGTTGCGGCTGGATATCGAAGGCGAGGCGCTGACCCTCTCGCACATCGTCGCCCTGGGCACGCCCACCGGCCTCGGTGGCTTCCTCAACCCGGAGCTGGCCCCAAGCACGCCGGCCATCGCCTCGCCGGCGGACGCCTCGGTCGGCATCATGGAGCGCCCAACGCTGGCCCTGGACAACTACACCAGCCCCGCCGGCAATGCCCAGCAGGCCGTGCAATTCCAGCTCTCGACCGACGCACTGTTCGCCACCGTGCTGCACGACTCCGGCGCCCTGGGCTCTGGCCTGTCGTACCGCGTCCCGGCTGAGGTGCTGCAGGCCGGCAATACCTACTACCTGCGCGGTCGCGTCCAGGACGTTGCTGGCCTCTGGTCCGACTGGTCCGCCGTGACCAGCTTTGCCACCGCTGCCGATTTCATCTACGTGGTCGCGCCGACCGTCACCGGCCCGGTCAGCAATGCGCTGGACGTACCCGAGCAGCCAACGCTGGCCAGCTCCTCGTTCACCGTCTCCGGCGGCGAAGACACGCACGCCGCCAGCCAGTGGCAAATCCGCACTGCCGGCGGCACCTTCAGCGCCCCGGTCTGGGACAGCGGCACCGACGCCACCAACCTGCTGACAGCGGTGGTCCCGGCGGGCGTGCTGCAAGCGGGCGAAACCGGCTACTACGTGCGTGTGCGCCATCAGGGCGCCGCCAAGGGCTGGTCGGAATGGTCCGGCGAAAGCAAGTTCACCACCAAGGCGGCATTCGCCACCATCGTGGGCATCGCGCTGCTGTCAACCGGTGGTGGCTCCGGTACCTGGGCGCGCATCGACGAGAACGGCGCCACCAAGGTGACCGACTCGGCGTTTTTCAGCAGTCACCAGACCTACGGGCAGATCCAGGACGTCACCATCGACGGCCAGGCCATGGTCAAGATCCCCGCGTTCTACGTGAAGGCCGGCACCATCGCTGCCGGCCCCAACGCCGGCAAGCGCGCCTGGTGGATCAGCGACCAGCCAGCGGCAGGCTTCACCCTGCACCCCGCATTCATGCGCGCCGGCGCGCCGATCGGGCAGTTCTGGGTCGGCAAGTACCAGGGCACCGCGGACGGCAGCAAGCTGGGCTCCAAGCCGGGCGTGACACCGCTGGTTTCCATCGACTTCCCGACGATGCAGGGCCGCGCGGCAGCGCGCAACACGGCGGGCGTTTCCGGCTTCCAGTTGTGGGACTACTACCAGCTCAGCGCCATCCAGCTGCTGGCCGCCATCGAGATGGGTGGTGCCAACAGCCAAGCCCTGATCGGTCGCGGCCATGTCGACAACTCGCCGTCTGGCGTACAGGTAGTCGACCACCCCACCGTGGCGCAAGCCACCTGGCGCGGCATCGTCGGCCTGTGGGGCAACGTCTGGCAGATGGTCGACGGCCTGCGCACCGATGCGTCCAAGCGCTACGAGCTATGGGACAAGCACGGCAACAAGGGCTACATCAACACCGGCGCCACCGCCCCGGCCAATGGCTGGACCGTCAGCCTGGCGTCGCAGTCGGGTGCCGACTTCGATCTAGGCCCGCTGTTCGTCCCGGCCAGTACCGACACCGCTGAGGCCAACGGCACCACCGCTGACTACAGCTATGCGAACGCCAGCTGCGTGGCGTACCACGGTGGCAACTACGGCTACGGCTCGTACGCCGGCCTGTTCGCTCTGAACGTCAACGGCGCCGCGTCGAACGCGAACACGAACATCGGCGGCCGCCTCGCAAAGGTGTGATGGGTTCTGTCACCTGAGTCATGTGCTTTTGGGTTAGCCCGCCGAGCGGGCGCCCTCTTTGAGGAGTTTTGCAAATGATGAAAATCGAAAATGCCGTGCTGATCGTGGGCAGCGCCCGCATCGAGCTGCCGCAGCTCGCTACAGATACCGTTGTGCATGTCTGGCGCGTGCCAGCGGAGTACCGTGAAAACGGGCTGTTCGTTGCGATTGATCAGCCGGGCCAGCCCGGCGAGATCCCCGCCTGCGATCCGCAGCAGGCCGAATACCTCGGCGCGCTGGACTACCCCGCCGCCGAGACCGAAGCGCTGCGCGACGCCAAGGCCCGCAAGCTAGCTGAGATCAACCAGCACTGCGAGGCCTCGCTCGCCGCCCTGGCGGCGCCGTACCCCGAGGGCGAGGTCAATAGCTGGCCGCAGCAAGTCAAGGAAGCCGAAGCCCTGGCGCTCGATGCCGATACCCCCGTGCCGCTGCTCGATGCCATCGCCGCCGCCCGTGGGCTGACCGTCATCGACCTGGCTGGCCGCGTCACGGCCAAGATGCAGGCCTACGCCGAGCACAGCGGCGCACTGATCGGCCGCCGCCAGGCCGCAGAAGATCAGATCGAGGCGGCCACCACCCTGGCCGAGCTGGAGGGCATCACATGGTGAGGCGCCTGCGCATGATCGGCCTGTGGCTGCTCTGCGCCCTGGCGGGCATCGTCGCCAGCCTCTGGATGCTGCTGGCCGTGCTGGCCGGCAGCGACCGCGCCTGGAAACTCGCCATCGCTCATGACCAGCTGGCCAACGCCGCGTTCGGCGGCGACGAGGACGAGACCATCAGCTCCCGCGCCGCGAAAGCCGCGCGCAGCGGCGAGCGCTGGGGTTGCGTGCTCTGCAAACTGCTCGACAAGCTCGACCCCGGCCACTGCGAAAGGAGCATCGAGCACGACGAGGGGAAGCCGCTGCCGTGAGTGATGCGCACCTGATCCTGCTGACCAAGCTCGAGGAGCTGGACGCCTACACGCACACCGTGCTGCACCAGTTCCCGAAACTGGAGCGGCACCTGCTCTGCGCCGACCTGCGCGCCACCACCAACCGTCTGCTGCGGCTGACGGTGGTCGCCTGGAAGCGCAAGCAGAAGACCGCCGCGCTGTTCGACCTGGACGTCGAGATAGAAGTTTGTCGCGGGCTGATCCGCAAGGCGCACCGCTTGAGCTACATCAGCACCAAGCGCCTCGATGTTTGGATGCGCCACGTCAACGAGATCGGCCGCATCGTCGGCGCCTGGATCAAACACGAAGGCGCTGCGGCGCCACGCAAATAGCAACATTGGGCAATGGCTTATTACGGTGGCAACTACGGCAACGGCTCGAACGCCGGCCTGTTCTATCTGAACGTCAACAACGCCGCGTCGAACGCGAACACGAACATCGGCGGCCGCCTCGCAAACGACTATCGCCAGCAGGCGCCAGGCTCACGGGCCGGCGTCCAGTGCGTTTCCTTTGGGGCCTTTGTCCAGACCATGTTGTCGAAGATTTACAGGGCGTCGCGGCTAGTAGCCTCGGCCAATGCGGCGGCGCCTGCCCTATCCCTCGCATGAGGTAAGGTTTCTGCTGTGCCTGTTACAACCGCTGGCCTATGGGGCCAGATCACCAGTTTCGAAAACCTCTACGGCGCCTACCTCGAGGCGCGCCGCGGCAAGCGCGACCAGGCCGGCGTGCTGCGCTTCTCCGGCAACGTCGAAGAGAACCTGGTCAACCTGCAGAATCACCTGCTGTGGAAGAGCTGGCGACCGGGCAAGCAGCGCGAGTTCGTTGTAAAGGAGCCGAAGCTGCGGCTGATACAGGCGCCACCGTTCGCCGACCGGGTCATCCATCACGCCCTGGTGCGCGTGGTCGATCCGCTCTTCGAGCGCAAATTTATCCACGACTCCTATGCCTGCCGCGTCGGTAAGGGCACCCAAGCGGCTGTCGCCAGGGCGCAGCACTTCCTGCGCGTTGCCAAGCGCAACCACGGTCCTGGCTGCTACGTGCTCAAGGCCGATATCAGCAGGTTCTTCGCCAGCATCCGCCACGCCTCACTGCTGCGCGAGATCGAGCGCACCGTGCGCGACCCAGACGCCCTCTGGCTGTGGCGGCAGATCATCGCAGGCTATGGCCACGAAGCTGGCATCGGCTTGCCGGTCGGCGCACTGACCAGCCAGCTCGGCGCCAACGTGCTGCTGAACCACCTCGACCACGTCGCCAAGGACGAGCTTGGCCTCAAACATTACGTGCGCTACATGGATGACTTCATCGCCGTGCTGCCGAACAAGGCCGCTGCCGCCGAGGCCATGCGCGCGCTGTCCGCTACGGCCAACAGCCTATGCCTGGCGATGAACCCCAAGACCGCGATCCACCCCTGGCAGCGCGGCCTCGACTTCTGCGGCTACCGGATCTGGCCAACCCACATCCTGCCGCGCAAACGCAACATCAAACGCGCCAAAGCATCGTTCCGGCAGCTGGCCACCCAATACCGCGCCGGCCTGATCGATCAGGAGCACGTTCGCCAACGCGTGAACAGCTTCCTGGCCTACAGCAAGCACTGCCAGGCGCAGAGGACGGTGGAGGGGGTGCTGGCGGATCTGATTCTTACGCGATCGTCTGGAGGTCTCGATGCTCCTGTTCCTCATGCTCGCGCTTCGCCGCCGCTGGCAGCGAGCGCACTACCGGCTCCCGCCTGACCGATGGCCACCCGGCCACCAGGGCCTGCTGCACACCTACCGCAACCCACCGCCGCGAAAGCGGTTTTTTTACGCCTGGAGCACTCCGCATGCCTGCACTTCGTAAGAGCTACACCGTCCTCGTCGCATTCCCCAAGGGGGGCGGCCATTGGGCGAACAAGGGCGAAAAGCTCGACCTGATGGACGTCGAGGCACAGCAGCTGCTGCGCGCCGGCCGCATCAAGCTGACCGCCACCGAAACCGAGGCCGAGGCGCCCGCCGCCGCTGCCACCAAGAAAACCGCCGCTAAGGAGTAACCATGGCCGAGGTAACCAATTTCGAGCATAACGGCGTTTCGGTCGAGACGACCGAATCGCCCGAGGCGATGGGCGGGCTTGGCGACAACGTCGTCGGCCTGGTCGGTACCGCGCCGAACGCGGACGCGAGCGTGCCGCGCAATGCGCCGTTCCGAATCAACAGCTACACCCTGGCCGCGCTGCTGGATCCGACCGGCGCCGAGGCGGGCACGCTCTACCAGGTGGTGCACCAGATCCTCAAGGTGGTGAAGGTGCCGATCTATGTCGTGGTCGTCGAGGAGGGCACCCTCGAGGCCGACACGCTGAACAACGTGATCGGCGGCATCGACCTCGAGTCGGGCCAGAAAACCGGCCTGCAGGCGCTGACCACCTGCCAGGAGCTGCCGACCATCATCGGCGCCCCGGGCTTCTCCGACGCGCAGGCGGTGCACAGCGAGCTGGCCAGCCTGGGCAAGCGGATCCGCGCGCGCTTCGTCTTCGACGGGCTCGACGTGCCGGTTTCCGGCCAGGTGACCAACTCCGAGGGAATCGGCGGCGCTGCGCTGGGTTACGACCGGGGCTACATGGTCCACCAGATGCCGGCGGTCTACTCCAAGGCGGCCAAGGCCAACGTGTTCCTGCCGCCCTCGAGCCTGGCGATCGCCGCGCTGGCAGCGGTCAAGCAGTGGGAAAGCCCGGGCAACCAGGTGACCTACGCGGCCGACGTCTCGCGGGTGGTCGAGTACAACATCCTCGACAAGTCGACCGAGGGCGACCTGCTCAACCGCTACGGCGTGAGCTACTACGCGCGCACCACCCTGGGCGGCTTCTCGCTGATCGGCAACCGCACGATCACCGGCAAGTTCATCAGCTACGTGGGCCTCGAGGACGCCATCACCCGCAAGCTGGTCAAGGCGGCGCAGAAGGTCATGGCCAAGAACCTGACCAAGTCGTTCATGGAGCAGGAGGTCAAGCGCATTGACGACTGGCTGCAGACGCTGGTCGCCGACGAGACCATCCCGGGCGGCAAGGTGTACCTGCACCCCGAGCTGAACAGCGTCGAGAAGTACAAAAACGGCACCTGGTACCTGTGCATCGATTACGGCCGCTATGCGCCGAACGAGCACATGGTTTACCAGCTCAATGCGTCTGACGCGATCATCGAAGAATTCCTCGAGGACGTTCTCTAATGTTTACTAACCGAGTGCGGCAGATCATCACGGCGACCCTGCAGGGTCTGCCGCTTAACGCCACTATCGAAGACTACGATCCGCCGGTGATCGAGTTCGATATGGAGGAGATGCGTGGGGGGCGCTTCATCCCCGAGGAGATGGCCACCGGCATGAAAGCCCTGACCGGCAAGTTGACGCTGCAGGGCGTCGGCCTGCCGATCATGGCGGCCCTGGGCGTGAGCGCCGGCGATGACGTGCTGCTGACCGTGCAGGAGGCCGGCGAGGACCAGGACGGCAACGAGTGGTTCACCTACCACGTGCAGGGCGGCAAGCTGAAAAAGCTCGAGGAGAAGACCCTCAAGATGGGCGACAAGCCCGTGACGGTGCTCGAGATTGCGCTGCGCACCTATACGCGCCTCGAAATGGGCGTGCCGGTGATCGATATCGACACCCGCACGCAGAAAGTCGTCGTCAACGGCCGCGACCTGCTCAAGGGCGCCCGCCGCCTGGCCCTGATGGTCTGACCCTCCCCACCCTCGAACCAAGCCGCCTACGGGCGGCTTTTTCGTGCCCGCAAGGAAACCCGCAATGACCTGGAAACCCGAACCGCACACGTTGCGCTGGCCGATTACCGGCGAAAATGGCGAGACCCTGAAAACCGTCGAGCTGCGCCCGTTCACCGTGGCCGAGCATCGCGCAGCGCTGGAAGGCATCGACGACGAAGACGACCAGTTCGACGCCCTGCTGCTGCTGGCCTCGGGCCTGCCGCAGGCGGTGATCGAGCAGATCAAGCGTCCCGACTACGTGACGCTGGCCAATCGAATTCACGAGTATGTGAACCTGCCCGCCTCCTATTTCCTAGGCAGCAAGCCCAAGGATCCCGATGACGTGCCGCTGCTGGTCCCGATCAAGGCGATCGGCCGCGAGGTGGATCGCCTGAGCCTGCAGGTGCCGGCCATGAAAGCGGCCAAGGTCATGCGCAAGCTGAAAACACCAGATGATCGCGCGGACTTCATCACCGCCCACTGCACCGGCCTTTCGACGGTAGAGGTCACCCGGTTGAGCGTGCCCGACTGGACCCAGCTACAGGTGCGCCTGAACGATTTTTTGAACAAACCGGCGGACTTCTTTCAGAGCGCGACGTCGACGTGATCTGCGACGTGGTGCCCCTCGTTTACCACGTGAGCGAGGCGGAAATTCTGGAGTGGGACGCCGGCAAGGGCTTGCGCCGGTATGAACTGGCGATCGCCCGGCTGGGTGTGAAAAAGGGGTAGCGCATGGCTGAGTCGAAGTATTCCCTGCGGCTCGCCGCTGTCGATGCTTACTCGAAAACCTTCGGCGACTTCGGCAAGAAAGCCGACGAGCTGCAGGAGCAGGTCAAGGCGCAGCGGGCCGAGCTGGACAAGCTCAACCGCACCGCCCGCGACGCGGACGGCTACGCCAAGCTGACCGAGAAGGTCGAGAAAACCACCGCCTCGCTGCAGCTCGCTCGCGCCGAGCAAAGCCGAATCGGGCGCGAGCACCAGGCCGCAACGGCAAAGGTCGAGCGCCTGTCGCAGGAGTATGGGCAGGCCTCGGCGACCCTGCAGGCGCTGGAGGCGTCAACCGAGGCCACCACGGCGCAGGTCAAGACGGCCCGCGCCGAGCATGCGCGCCTCGGTCGCGAGCTGAATGCGGCCACCGCCGAGGTCAAAAAGTTGGATGGTGCGCAGGATCGCAACACTGCCAGCGTTCGCACGCTCGAGGCGGCGCAGCGATCGGAGCGCAACGAGCTGCAGCGGCTGCAAACCGCGCTGACCGGCGCCGGCGTCGATACCGGCAAGCTGGCCAGCGAGCAGAAGCGCCTCGAGGCGGCGACCGAGCAGGCCAACGCGGCGCTGCAGGCGCAGCGTGCGCGGCTCGATGCGGTGCGCACGGCGCAGGGCCGGGTCGACGCCAATCGCGGCGCGCGGGCGGATCTGCGCGGGCAACTGGTCGAGACGGCGGCGATCGGCTACCTGGCCAGTCGCCCGGTCAACCAGGCGATGGATCTGGAAACGGCGATGGCCGACGTCGCCAAGGTGGTGACGTTCGAGGAGGGGCAGCGCGAGGCGATGGCCTCGGAAAACCTCAAGATGGCGAGCGATCGCCTGATCTCCTCGGCCGGCATCACGGCGGTGGATCTGGCCAAGATCCAATACGCCGCCGGGCAGTCGGGCATCGGCAACGACGCCAAGGACAGCGCCGGCAAGCAGGCCGCCATCGTCGAGTTCACCCGCGACGCCGCGATCATGGGCGCCGCCTTCGACCTGGACGCGCAGACCGCCGGCGAGACCATGGCCGGGTGGCGTGCCTCGATGAACCTGGACCGGCAGGGCACGCTCGACCTGGCCGACGCGACGAACTACCTCGGCAACAGCTTCAACGCTACGCCGGCGGATATCGCGGCGGTGGTCAAGCGCTACGGCGCAGTCGGTACGGCGTCGGGCCTGTCGCCCGAGCAGACCGCCGCGCTGTCGGCGGCCTTTCTCAACCCGGGCACCGAGAAGGAAATCGCCGGTACCGGCTTCAAAAACTTCACCGCCGCGCTGACCAAGGGATCGGCGGCGACGAAGGGGCAGCGCGAGACCTGGGAGGCCCTCGGCTTCGATCCCGAGGATCTGGCCGCCGGCATGCAGCAGGATGCGCCGAAGGTCATCATGGACGTGCTGCAGGCGCTGAAACAGGCGCCGGAGGAGGAGCGGAGCGCGCTCGCCACGCAGCTGTTCGGCTCCGAATCGATCGGCGCCATCATGCCGCTGCTGCAGAACCTCGGCGAGGTCGAGCGGGCCTTCGGCATGGTGGCCAACAAGGCCGACGCGGCCGGCTCGATGATGAAGGAAGCGGCCGGGGTGGCTGACACCTCGCGCAGCGGCTGGAACGCCTTTGTGGCCAAGCTGACCCGGCTCTCGACGCTGGTCGGCAACGCCATGCTGCCGGCCCTGAACGCCGTCCTGGTCCCGCTGGGGGCTGTGGTCGACGGGCTGAGCTGGGCGGCCGAGACCTTCCCCAACGTCACGGCGGCGATCGCTGTCGCTGGCGGCGGCCTGGCTGCGCTCAAGGTGGGCGCGCTGGGCCTCAAGTTCGCCGGCCTGATGGTCGGCCAGGCCTTCAACAAGGCCGGGCTCGCCCGCGCCAAGCTGGACGCCAACACCGCCCGCACCGCCCTGACCGCCGACCGCGCCGTGCTGCGCCTGAATGCGGCCATGGGGCGCCTGGGCGCTGGCGGGGCTGCTGGCGGCCTCGGTGGCGGTAAGGCGGGCAAGGGTGGCGCTCGTGGCGCTGGCGGCAAGCTGGCCAGCGCGGGGCGCCTTGCCGGGCGCGTGGCGGCGCCGCTGATGCTGGCGAACGGAGCGATAGAGGTTGCCAGTCTGGTGGGGCAGGGCGCTGATGCGGAAGCGATCGGCGGATCCGTGGGCAGTACCGCCGGCGGGCTGGGCGGTATGTGGGGCGGCGCTGCGGCCGGTGCGGCGCTGGGCTCGATCGTGCCGATATTGGGCACCGGCGTCGGCGCGGTGGTCGGCGGCGCCCTTGGCGGCCTGGCCGGTTCCAGTGCCGGCGGCTGGCTCGGCGAGCTGGCCGGCGGGCTGTTTTCGAGCAAGCCCGATGACGCGGCGGCGCCGGCATCAGCTGCCGGGCGCAAAACATCGATGCAGGACGAGTTCGACCGCCGCGAGCTGGCCGAGGCCTACGCTCGGTCGGAAAAATACGGCGCCCTGGCGCGGGCCAATGGCGGCAGCGTCGACCTGCTCGGCGGCGTACCGGATCGCCTCGCGCCGCCTGACCAGGTCGCCAAGGCAGTGACCGCGGCGGCCAGTGACAACCGGCAGATGACGTTCGCGCCGGTGATCAGCATCAATGGAGCCGACCAGGCCACCAGCAATGCGCTGGCCGAGCAGGTCATGGCGAAACTGCGCGGCGAGTTCGTGCCGCTGATGATGGCCAACCCGCTCGCCGTGCGACGCGGCGCGGCCCTGACTGACGGGAGCGACTAATGCGACAGCAGATGGCCCTCGGCGAGTTCGTTTTCGGGCTCGCCACCGGGTTTCCCTACGAGCGCCTCGAGCGCAAGACAACGGGCGGCTGGGTCGACCTCGACATCATCAGCAGCAAGCCGCTATCGCACCAGACCGGCCAGGGCCTCGAGGAGCTGCGCCTAAGCGGCAAGGCGCAGCTCGAGGCCGGCATGCTGGCCGTCGACGAGCTGCGCGCCATGGCCAACGCCCGCAAGCCCTACACACTGGTCGATGGTATCGGCCGGGTGTGGGGCCGCTGGCGAATCGACAACGTGAGCGAGCAGCAGCAGCGGGTGCTCGATGACGGCACCGCCACGCTGCTGGAGTGGACGCTCGAGCTGCGGGAGTTCGTGAATGCGACGGGTTAGAACCATTGCCGGCGACTCGGCCAACCTCCTGATCTACCGAGAGCTCGGCCGCGCCGACGACGAGGCCGAGGAGGCCTTCTGGCTGGTCAACGAGGGGCTGGCCGAGCATGGCCCGGCCCTGCCTGCCGGGCTGTGGGTGAATCTGCCGGAGCTGGCCCAGCGGCCCGCGCAGAGCGCCCCGGTTTCGGCCTGGGATTAAGGGGGTGGCATGGCTATTGGATACACGCCAGCGGTCGAGATCTACGGCGCAAACGCGGCCTTGATCAACGGCCGGCTGATCGATTGGGAGCACGTCGACGCGGCGGGCGTCGAGTCGGATCAGCTGAAATTGACCGTCAACATCGAGGGGCTGGAAGGCCTGCCGAGCGTCGACGGCAAGATCGGCCTGCGGGTGGGCTACGAGGAGACCGGCCTCGTCGACAAGGGCGAGTTTGTGGTCACGCGCACCATGCCGCAGCTGTTCCCCGCGCAGCTGCTGATCGTCGCCACGGCCGCCCCGTTCAAGGTGGCCGACGAGACCGGCTTCAAGGCGCGCCGCTCGGCCAGCTACGGGCCGACCACCCTCGGCGCGATATTCCGCGAGCTGGCGACCCGGCACGGCTTCTCGCCGCGCGTGGCGCCCGAGCTCGACGCGATCGTGATCGACCACGTCGACCAGTCCAACGAAACCGATATGGGCTTCCTGACCCGCCTCGCGCGCCGCTATGACGCGGTGACGAAGCCGGTCAATGATCTGTACGTGCTCGCGCGGCGCGGCCAGGTCAAGTCGCTGAGCGGCAAGCCGCTGCCGCCGGTGACGCTGTCGGTCACGAAGGACAACCGCCCCGGCGAGCGGTCCTTCATCGCGGCCAGCATCGACAACGACAGCCGGATCCGCTTCAAGGGTGCGCGCACGGTCTGGTGGGATGGATCCGCCGGCAAGGAGGTGCGCGTCGAGGCCGGTACCGAGCCGTTCAAGCAGGTGCGCCAGCGCTACCAGAACGAAAGCGAGGCCCGCGCGGCGGCCAGGGGTGAGCACAGCAAGGTGCAGCGCGAGGCGGCAAAGCTGCGGATCGATTGCCCCGGCAATCCGGCGTTCGGCGCCGAGGGCCTGGTCGTGCTCGATGATAGCTGGCCGAGCCACATGCGCGGCACCTGGTCGATCGACAAGGTGACCTCGAGCGGATCCCGTGCGCAGAGTTACCGCAGCACGCTCGAGGCGAGTTACCCCGACGGAAAGAAAGAGTGACACCCGCCCCATGGCTTCGGCTGTGGGGCGTTTTTTTGTGCCCAAGAAAAAGCCCCCACTGCCTCGCGGCGGTGGGGGCTTTTGTCGTTTCTGGCTACTGGAGCCGCTCGAGCACGGCCGCCGGCATGGCCGGGATGCCCCGGGCGACGTACAGGCGCGGGAGATCCTGATAAGGCCCCGGCCCCTTCTCCTCGAGGCGCTGCATGACCTGCTGCGCCTTGCCGTTGGCGGTCGCCCAGTCGTTGCCGGCCTTGAGCCAGGCGCTCGGCGTGCCGGCATATTTGCAGACCGCCCACGTGCTGCCGCCGTCCTTCACCGTCTCGCAGCTCGGCTCGAAGCCGGCCGCGCGGTGGGCATTGGCCAGCCCGACGGTTTCCTTGCCGCGCAGATCCGCCATCAGCGCCACTAATATGCCAAGCGCCACGGCGCCGCCGATCACTACCTTTTTCATCCTGCAGCCCCTCCCTAGTTGGCTGGCCGCAGGGTAACAAAAAGCCCGCCAGGTGGCGGGCTGTGTGGGGCGGGTTACAGAGCGGGCTTGTCAGCCCTGCACTAGGCGGATGGCGCTTGGTGGCATGGCCGGATCGACGACGGCCTGCAGCCCGAACAGCGTCGGCCCGGCCTCGCCGTTCCGCTGCTCGTGCAGGCGCAGCGCGTCGATCAGCATGCGGGCCTCGTGGCGGGCGTCGTGCAGCGCGTGGTGCTTCACGCCCTCGAACTCGCGCGCCTTGGCTTCGGGGTATAGAACGAGGATCGTGCGCAGATCCCGGTCGTGCCAGAAGGGCCAGGGCGCCTCGATCGCGCAGTCATCGAATGCCCGGCGCAGGATGACGTTGTCGAAGGTCGCGCCGTTGCCCCATACCAGGCGATCGCCGTCCTGCTCGAGCATGAACTCGGCGACTTGCTCGAGGGCGCGGGGCAGGTCGAGGCCCGGCGTGCGGCCGTCGATCTCGCGGCGGGCTTCGTCGCTCTGCTGCAGCCACCAGGTGATTGTGCTCGCGTCTGGCACGCCGCCGTGCGCCATGGCCGAGGCGAGGTCGACCTGCCAGTAGCGCTCGGCGGTGATGGCCAGGCCGTCGATCCGCACGCAACCGATCGCAACGATCGGCGCGGGCGCTTTCTTGCCCAAGGTTTCGAGGTCGATTACGTAGTGCGTCATGGGATCTGGATCTCGGCGTCGGGGTGAATGGTGAAGTCGCGGCCGCAATGGCGGCACTCGATGCGCTGGCCCCGGATCCGCTCGTCGAGATCGAGCGGTACCAGGTTGCGACAGAAAGGGCACCGGCACTGCAGGCCGGTGGCCAAGAGGAGTCGAACGGCCGGTGCTGGGGTCATGGTTACTCGTTCTCCTGTGTGGGCTGGTCATCGTATTCAGGCTTGGCGGTGTACACGCGCCAGATAAAGGCGGCGAGCGTCACCAGGGCGGTGCCGATCAGCCCGAGCAGCTGCTCGAGCGGGCTTACGCTGTGGCGGCTCATGGCTGCACCGCTCCGGCCGGGCCGGCGTAGGGTGGAACGGTCGCGCGGTCGACCTCGGCCTGCAGCCAGGCGCGGACCTCGAAACCGGCGTGTTCCTGGTCGAGGTGCGAGGGCAGGCGACGGGGCAGGCCCTGCAGGTGCTCGACCAGGGCGCGGGTTTCGGTGTGGCAGACGCGCAGGCGGTGGCGCAGCAGGTCGCCCTCGGCCTCGAGGTCGGTTATGCGATCGAACAGCGGGCGCACGATGGCGTCGGCCTCGGCCACCAGGGCGCCGATCGATGGATCCTTGCGGCCCTTGCGGCGCAGGTAGTGGTCGACCATGCGGATATTCGAGTAGTCGTGCCCGGCGTGCTTGGCGAGCCGCTGCGCGGCCTCCTCGAGGGCTTTCGTCTGGTTGAGGGTAGGCATTACGCGGCTCTCCCGAGACGAGCCATCAGCGCCGCGCCGGTGCGGCCGGTGGTGTAGCGTGCGACGAACTGCATCGCCAGGCGCCGGCAGGCCGGATCGGTGATGCGGTGAAGTGGCAGCTGAGCCGCCGTGATATAGTCGTTTGCGGACATGGTTGCTCTCTCTCAAAGGTTTGATCGTGTCCATGCCCGGCAGCGGTTGCCGCCACTGTCGGGCACCTTTCCTCACTTCTGCGCCTGCAGCCGCCGGCGCAACTCGTCGAGATCCTCGACCTCGAATTTCCCCTCGCCCCGCTTGTACTTATCGAACAGGTCGTCGATCGCCTCGAGGAGCAGGTACTTGACCGGCGTCGAGTCGCTGGTCATGTTTTTCAGGTCCTGCAGTCCCTTGTGGTAGCGCACCGGCGCCAGCAGCGGGATCTTCTTTTCTTCGCCATCGCCCGACACTGCAGCGCGCGCCTTTTCGAGGTGCTTCGGCTCGCCGCCGCCCCGGTGCTTGTTGAGGGTCTGTTCGGCCAGTCCGGAGGCGCCTCTGCTGGGGCGGGCGGTGCTCAACTTCGCGTCGGTCATTGCAGCAGCTCCAGCAGTTCGGCGGTGACGGCTTCGATCTCGAGGCGCGCCTTGTTGTCGGCCGGCAGGTCCATGACGCTCTGCCCGCTGCCAATGTCGCGCACGTAGGACTGACGCTGGCAGGTCTGGCTCGACAGGATGGGCAGCTCGAAGGCCTCTAGCGCTTCGCGTGCGGTGCGCTCGATCACCGTGCCCGGTACCGCACGGGCGACCATCATCACGGCGTGAGGGTGGCCGTCTGCGATCTCCTGCCGGTCCTTCACCAGCTGCACCAGGTCGCTGCATGCCCATATGTCGTATTGGCTCGGCTGCACCGGGATCAGCACCAGGTCGGCGGCCTTGATCGCTGCGGCGGCCAGCTCGCTGATCTGCGGCACGCCGTCGACGACGACGAAGTCATAGCCGCCCGCCACGCGGGGCAGGTCGCGCGCCAGTTGCTTGCCCATGGCCACGCACGGGATCACGCGCGGGTCGCCCTCGGCGCCCTCCCGGCTGGCCGCCCAATCGGTTGCCGAGCCTTGCGGGTCGAGGTCGACCAGTAGCACGCGCTTGCCGTGGGTGACGGCCAAGCAGCTGGCCACGTTGACCGCGCTCGTCGTCTTTGTAGTGCCACCCTTCTGGTTGAGCACTGAAATTACCTTCGCCATCGCTGGCCCTCCTGGTGGGTTATCAGATCCAACGGGCACAGATTAGCCGCAAAGGAACAAAAGAGCAACAGAACAAAAGAACAAAAGAACAAACAAGCGGACGCGCCAGCGTCCAACCTTGTCCGCCTGAATAGCCGCGTCCTTTCTCCCGTGGCTGCAGCCCAGCAACGGCGCGGGTTTCCCGCGCCATAAACAAGCAGCGCGAAGCGCTGGTCCTTTTGGTGCATGCCCTCTGCCGCGTCCTTTCTGACCATCTAGCCCGCTGCCGCTTCCTTTCCTTGCTGGTGGTTGAGCAGCCGCCGCCCATTCGCACTCGCCTACTTTGCCGCATGGCAAAGGGTGTATGCCTGCGCAGCATCCATGCACCCTATGCCCCAGCAAGTGCATACACCCTCACCCCTAGAACAAGATAGGGCCGCAGGTGTATG